GTAGGGGCCGAACCGGGGCGTGTTGAACGGGTCGCTGGGCGACGTGAGCAGGGTGACGATCCCGGATTCGCGATCGAGGCGGTGCGGGATGTCGTCGGCATGGACCAGGAACTCGGCCGGGCCGTTATTCCCCATCGCGGGCAGGCTGCCCTGTATCGGCGACAGGTCGTCGGCGGGCCATCCCCCGTAGCCGGGCGAGGCCGATGCCGACCAGCCCGAAACGGCCGAGATCGAGGCCGCCAGGGTCGTGAGCGATTGGCCCGAGAAGACCGGCACCAGCGTCGTGGACCTCGCCCCGGCCGACCAATTCGTCAGCGAGACGGCCGAGATCGGGAAGGTCGTGTCGGGGTCGCCGGAGTATTCCAGCGAGGCCGAGGCCCGGACGGCGTTGCCGTCGGTGCAGGTGACGGTCAGGGCGGGCGTGGGGTTGCAGGCCAGCCGGGCGATGTTCTGCACCGGCCATTCGTCGAGGATGAGCGGCTCGCCCGGATCGACCCGGTAGAGGGCGTCGATGGTCCGGGCGGTGAAGCCGCGTCCGCAGTAGCGGCGGGTTAGCTGGGAGGCGGAATCGCACAGCCCCGGGATCACGGCGGCCTGGGCGGCGGAAGGCGCGAGGCCCCCCGCCGTCAGGGCCGCCGTGGCGTACTCGGGCTCGATCAGCCTGGGCAGCGGCATGTCAGTAGTTGATCGCCGTGGCGGTGCCGGCGATGTTGAGGTCGCTGGCCGGCTCGTACCGGGCGGCGCCGCCGAGCGCGATGCAGGCGGTCGGGCTGGTCGCCGTGCCGGCGGTCATCGACCCCTTGATGTAGGGGCCGATGCTGGCGGCTTGCAGGCTCTCGGCCTTGACCTCGACGAGCGCCACGCCCGCCGCCGTGAGCTGCGTGATGGCGGTCGCGCTGCTCGGGATGGCCGTGTACGAGCCCCCCGACGTGCTCGACGCCTTAACCTGGAAGTCCAGGGTGCCGCTGGCCCCGGGCGTGCCGAGCATGACGATGAACAGCACCCGGCGGCACTTGTCGGTGTTGATGGCGCCGGTGAGCAATTCGCCGGCGGCCTGGCTGGACGGGCTGATCTTGCCGATCACCGCCAGCGATTCGTTGAGGTTGCGGTTGTAATCCACGGGTTCGCCTCGATTCGCGGTGGGATCGGGTCAGTTGAGGACGACGCAGAACGAGACGGTGTTGGAGCCGTCCGCCAGCGTGATCGCCTTCTTCAGGGCGGGCTGGCCGTCGTTGCGGGACTTGGCCCGGATGGCGATGGCGTCGGTGTCGAACTTGAAGTGCTCGGACAGGCCGATCTCCAGGCCGGCCCGCTGGCCGACGTAGTAGGCCGACCGGTCGATCAGCATCAGGTCGCCGGTGGACCCCAGGACCGGGGCTTTCTCGGTCTCCAGCACCGGCAGGCCGAGCATCTTGAACCCCGACATGGACGCCGCGCCCAAGGGGGTCTCGTTGCCGCCGGGCATCCAGGGGATCATGATGAACCGGGACGACGGGTCCTGGATCTGCATCAGCTCGGACACCGTGTACGGGTGGACGAGCCACACCGCGTTCTTCTTGCCGGCCGAGTAGAGCCGGACGTACATGCCGAAGATGTCCTGGTACTTGATGTGCGAGGAGGTGTTGCGGCTGAGCGAGATGGTCGCCGGGGCGTTGAGGGCGCCCAGGAACTGGCCCGACCCGTTGCCGTTGAACGCCTCCCAGTCCTCACGCCAGCCGATGGCCCCGCCCATCAGTTCGGGCACCATCGAATCGAGGACGGCCGTCGAGTCGGCCACCAGATCCCGGGGGATCTCGCAGTAGGCGGTCAGGTCGATCGCCGTCAGCGCCACCTTGGCGAAGGTGGGGTTGGTCGCGGTCCGCTGCGAGGTCTCCGTCTTGCGGTAGACCGACACTCCGCCGTACATCGCCGTCTGGCCGGAGCTGGGGGCGGTGAACTGGTTGAGCGCCGGCCACTCAACCGTCTTGGCTCCCATCGGCTTGGTGGTCGCCCCGGGCAGGATCACGCCCTGCTCGGCCGCCACCTTGAAGACCTGGGATTCGTAGATCACGGGGGTGGTGTAGCCGCCGGCCGAACCGGTGGTGGACGACATCGCCCGCTTGACGCCGTAGCCGCCCTTGCTCCACGGGTGGGCCAGGCGGTTGACCGCCTTCTCACGGTCCTCGGAGGCCACGGCCCCCAGGGCGATCAGCGTGTCCTTGAGGAAGCCGCCGACCGACCGCGTGTCGGTTTCGACGCCCTCGATCGTCTCGAACTCGACGCCGTTGCCGGCGACGTTGGGCCGCTTGAGGCCGACGGCCAGGCCCTGGCGGATCTCCTTGGCGAGGTCCACGGCGAAGTCCTGGCCGATCTTGCGGATCTCGGCCCGCTCCTCGTCGGACAGTTGCGACTCGGGGGCCTGGGCCTCTTCGGCGAGCCCGGCCGTGATGTAGGCCCGTGCGGTGGCCTCTTCGACCTGGATCAGGTCGCCCGCCTTGTGCTCGGCGACGACCTGAAGCAGCTTGATCCAGCGCTTCATGGGTTGGTTTCCCGTGTTAACGAACGTGGGGTCGTCGTTAGCGCGGCCAATCTCCAGCGCGGCTCCCCTGCGGCCTCGAGGGACGCTCCGGGGGCGGATCGCCTGATTGCTCGGCATCGACTCGGAATCGGTCAGACCCGGCCCTTCGCCAGGTCGTGGGCGTCCCGGCCAGCCCGGGACATCGTGCTTCGGAGCAGCGCCCGGATCGCGGCGAGGCGGTCCCGGCGGTATTGCTGGTAGGTGCGGCCCGCCAGCGGCGGCAGGCCGGCGAGCGGATCGGGCTCGGGGTCGGGCCAGCCCGGCAGGGCCAGGCCGCGGGCGTGCGCCGCCCGGACCGCCTCGGGGTTGCCGGGCACCGTCACGGCCGAGTATTCCAGCAGGTCCCAGGTGCGATAGACGCAGCGGCACTCGGCCAGGTCGGGCCGCTTGCGGATCTCATCGGGCGTGGGGGGCCCACCTTCGATCGGGTCGAAGGAAATCGACCAGGCGTTGAGGAAGCCCAATTCGTAGAGGTCGAAAACCTTGTCGGCGGTCTCGTCCTTCCCCTCCGGCAGGAACTGCGTCTTGGCGACGAGTTTCTTCTTGCCGTCCGCCTTGATCCAGAGGTTCTTGCCGATCGGCAGGCTCATCCCCTCGCCGTGATTGCATAGCACCACCGGGTTTTTGCGGTAGTTCTCGAACTTGCCGCCGCCGGGGACGATGACGGTCCGGTAGCGGTCGATGGCGTCGGTGTTGATCGTGGCCACGACGGTCCGCGCGGCCCGGTCCACGGCCGTGGCGGCGTCGTAGGCGCGTTGGATGGGCTGGGTCATGCTTCATCCCCTCCGGGATCGGCGAGCGTCTCGCCCCACTCGGGGGCCTCGGGGCCGCCGTATTCGGGCAGGAGGATTTCCGTCATGGAACAGTTGCAGTGCGGGTGGAGCGGCGGGAACTTGACGGTGGAGTAGTAGGGGTTGCCGCCGGTGTCGGCGAACGCGCCGCCGATCGGCACCTGATTGACCTTGGTCGCGACCGCATGGCAGGCCGGGCAGGCGTCGGTGGACAGCAGCCACCGGAACCCGGCCACCACGCCCGACTCGGCGGCGGCGACGGCCTGGGCCGCATGCACGGCCCTACTCGCCTCCGTCCAGGCGATCCGCTTGGCCCGGCTCTCCTTCGCCTCGGTGAAGATCGACCTCACCCGCTTGGTCAGTTCCGGCAGCGTCTCGCCCTTGTCCACCAGCCCCTGGATCAGTTCCTGCTTCAGCATCTCCAGGGCCTGATTCAGTTGCAGTTTCGTCGTCCGGTTGGTCGCCTGGCAAAACCGGAAGGCTTGCTCCTCGATCATCCCCCGAAGCTTCGGGTTCGTGACCGACCACTCCGGGGCCTCGTCCAGGCCCGCCGCGATCGCCAGCCTCCCCATCGTCTCCTGCCCCGATTCCTTCCAGTACGGGCTCAGGATCGGCGTCATGGCCTGCGCCATCGGCCGGTCCCATTCCTCGTAGGGCCATGCAAGGGCCGTCGGCAGTTCCGTGCCCGCCTTGGGGATCGTGCCCAGCATCGCCCGCATCTGGCGGTTGAACCAGCGGATCATCTCCAGCCGGATCGGCTCGCCGGTCGGCAGCCCATAGGGGTTGTCGGCCCCCTCGGGCGGCATGCGGAGCAGGCCCAGGGCCGCCGACGCCGCCCGGCACGCGATCGCGATCGTCGAGCGCCGCATTCACCCGCTCCAGGGTTTGCATCGCCAGCCGGGCCAGCATCCGGTCGGCCTTGCTCTTGGGCTTGCCCTTCGGCTTCGGCTCACCCTTGCCCGGCGGCCCGGCCACGGGGGCGGGGTTCTTGGCGGCCATCTCGGCCACCTTGTTCTGCTGCTGGCGCTGTTCTTCGGCGGTGCTGGGCTGGATCAGGGTGGACGGCAACCACGGCTCATCGCCCCATTCCACGGGCGGCTCGCCGTCCTCTTCCCGCCATTCGTTGACGGTGATCTTGCCGGCCTTGGCCTGCATGTCGAACACCCGGGCCCGCTTCTCCTCGTCGGCCTCCACCGGGCAGTCGAAGGCGAAGAACAGCCGGGGATCGACCTGGCGGGCCATCGCGGTCAGCGATGCCGCGATCGTCACGCACCGGGGCTCGATCGCGCATCGCTGGTGCTGGTAATTGCCGGCCTCGGCGACGGCCCGATTCGAGTCCTCGGTCTGGAGTAGGCTGATGGGCGTGTCGAAGCAGTTGGCGATCAGCAGTCGCTGGGATTTGGTGATCTCCAGTCCGCCCAGATCCACGGGGCTGAACCCGAACGGCTCCCACTTGAAGGCGCCGTTGGTGACCAGCATCCGCCCCTGGCCGCCCCCGGAATTCTGGGCGTTGACGTCCACCTGGAACCTGCGTCGCTCGGGCTCGCCCGGCGGCATCTTCGTGTCGCTGGGCACCCACGCACCGGCAGGCCTGGCCCCGTTCTTGAGGATGTCCTCCACGCTGGCGGTGTAGTAGCTCACCAGGCCGGCCTGTTCGAAGGCCGCATGGAGCGGGGCATAGCCGGACAGGTACGGATCACGCAGCGACAGCCGGCGGATCCGGACCAGTTCGTCGGGCCTGTACTGCTCGGAGAAGAACTGGTAGTGGTCGAGCGGCTCGGGGCCGGCACCGCGGACCGGGAAGACGTATTGCGCCAGCAGCGGCCACCATTCCGAGGCCGCATAGCTGGGGTCGGGCCGGACCGGGTAGAGGTAGGCCGAGCCGATCACGTCCAGGCAGGCGACGAGGTAGGCGATCAACATCGGCCCGTCCCACAAGGGGCAGGGCGCCTTGAGGGCCTCCAGGAACGGGTGTTCCATCACCTCGTCCACTTCGGCGTCGCCGATCGCGGCCACCCCGTTGTACCGGAGGTCCCGGATGTACCGCTGGCGGTGCGAGGGGACGCGGCGGGTGTAGCAGCGGGGCTTCGCCTGGCGGGTGTTCGTGGTGGCGAACAGCCGGAGCGGCACCCGCGAGACGCCGTGCATGTTCAGCGACACGCAGGCGTAGGCGATCCCCTTGTAGGCGTTGACGAGCTCGGAGGGCGACGGCGCCCGCTTGGAGCGGAAGTCGTCGAGCCAGACCGGGCCGCCCGCGCCGTAGCCGACCGACCCCATCGCCACGGGCGGGATCGCCGACCGCGACATCCGGGAGGTCAGGCGTCGGTAGGGGGATCGCACACGCCTGGGCATCGGGCGTTACTTCGCCGGCGCCGCAGGGGCGGCGGGGGGCGCGACGATCGGGGCGGCGGTCGGCGGCGAGGGCGGCGCCGGGATCGCCGGGGTGGCCTTGGGGTCCACCAGCTCGACCGGGACGTGGCATTCCTGGCCCTTGGCGTTCTGGGCCACGTAATGCGAGGGCGTCACGAGGGCGCCCGCCGCGAACGACGGCTTGCCGTCCGCGTCGTAATCCTTGACGTACCGGACCTCCGAATCCTCGATGCCGAGGATGTCGGCGATCTTCTTGAGGGTCGCCTTGTCGGCCACGACCTTGCGTTGATCGCTCACGTTATCCGCCCCAGAAAGCGTCGTTGTCGATGTCATGCCACTCGGCCGAGCGACGCTCCTGCTCGGCGGCGGCTTCCAGCGCGATGGCATGCGCGTCGGCTTCCGAAGGCGGCGGCGGGTCGCCCGCGATCCGGCCCCGATCGATCGCCGTGACCATGTACCGCAGGGCGGCCAGGGCGTGGTTGTCGGCGTCCACCGGCTTCTCGCCCTGCTTGTCCGGGTCGTAGCGGTACTTGCCGGCCTCGTCGATCGTCCGGCCCAGCGTGCCCTTGATCCGCAGCCGGCCCGACCGGATGCGGGATGTGACGGCGGCGATGCCCGAGATCAGCGGGTTCTGGCCGATGTGGACCGAGGGGACCACGTCATGACCCGCATGCCGCATCTCGGCCACCTGGTCGGCTCCCGCCGGGTCGCCCCACCAGCGGATGTCGCCCCGGGGCATGGCCTTGGCGTGGTCGGTCAGGGTGGTCCGGCTGGCGTACCGCTCCCAGTCGAGCCACAAAACGTCGTCATGGTCCAGCGTGCCGAGCAGGGCCGCGAACGGGTTGTTCCAGCCCCAGTCGATCCCGCCCACCCGCTCGCCCGCCAGGCTTGCCGGCCAGTCCTCGGCCTCCACCACGCACGCCCCGAAGTCGGGATACACCAGCCCTTCGTTGACCACATCCCAGTCGCCGTGCAGCAGGCGGGCCTGCTCGACGGGGCTCTGGGCCTGGAGGTTGCCGAGGTACTCGGGGTTGATCCGCAGCAGGTCGGCGTTGTCGTACACCGTGGCCCGCACGAACGTGACCGACTTGGGCATCGTGCCGGGATGGGCGGTGGTCGCCTCGTCCTTGGTGCGGTGCCAGAGGTACTTGCCGTCCTTGCGGACCAGCCAGAGGATGTCGCCCGACGGCGTGGGGTAGAGCGGGTGCTTGCGATCGACCCACGGGCCGCACAGCCGCTTGACCCATGAACTCGCGTCGGCGTTGCAGGTGCCCCGCATGTACGGCTTCACGCCGCACGTCGAGCGGTTGCGGCTGGCGAGGTACCAGAACTGCGATTCGCTGAAGTGGGTCAGTTCGTCGAAGCCGATCAAGGGGACCTGGGCCCCCTGCCAGTGGTATTTGTTGGCCTCGTATTGCAGGTGCCGGAACGTGACCCGGGCCCCGGTGGGGAAGGCATATTCCAGCTCGCCGACCCGGGCGAAGGCGCCGAGCAGCGGGTAAATCTTGCCGGCCTCGTCCCACAGGCCGCCCTCGTTGGTGACCTGGGGCGACGTCCGGCGGAAGATGACCGCCCCGAAGTCGGGGTTGTGGGCGTACCGCAGGGGCTCGATCAGCATGGCCCACGACTTGCCGCCCCCCGCCGCACCGCCGTAAATGGCGATGTCCGCGGCGCTCGCGAGCCACATTTCCTGGGGGCGGCTATTCGGCCGGATTTCCATCGCGGCCGTTGCTCGGGAGGTAGACGGTCACGCCGGGGAACGGCTGGCCGTCCTTGCCGGAAATCTCCTGGGCGATCTTCTCGCCGAAGACCTCGCGGCGGCGATTCTTGAGCCAGAACATGCGGAGCGTGTTGTGGGCCGGGTCGGGGTCCATCACGTTGCGGTACGTTACCGCCTCAACCCGATCGTCGGCCATGTCCCGGGCTTCCTCGACGGCCGCCCCGAAATCGGGATCGGCCGCCGCCCATCGGTAGACCGTCTTGGAGCCGATCCCGGCCGCCGCCGCCGCTTCCGCCACGGTGCTGCCGTTGCGGAACGCTTCCAAGATCGCCGCCTTTTTATCCTGGGCCATTTGGGTCAACCTGGGCACCTTTCGGCCCGAATTCCGCCCGCTCCTCATCGGTCATCCCGGGGTGAATCTGCCGCCAGCACGGCTCGCAGATCCGATATCCCTTCCTGTCGTGGTACGGGCCCGGGGGAACGCCGAACGGGCGGCGGCATCGGTAGCAGGCGTCGAGGCCGCAGATCACGTCGGCGGGCTCAGGGTGACAACCGACCGGTTGCCGCTGGTGTCGGTGGTGGCGGTGATGCGGGTGGCTGCCACGTTGCCGCCCTTGATCACGACCGATCCCGTATCGGCCCCGCTCAGCACGCCGCCGGACGCGGCCAGGACCACGGACATGGCTTGGCGGGCGTTGATGCCCGTCTCGATGACGACCGAATCGAGGCCGGCGGACGCCAGGGAGTAGCCGGACTTGCTGCCCGACGCCACGACCACGCCGGAGGTCCCGGTATCGTCGAGGACGGCGGCGGTGTCGGCCTTGACCGCGGCGATGTCGGCCGCGATGGATGCCCCGGCCGGCGTGCCGACCCGCGAGAGCAGCGTGGTGGTCCCGCTGGTGTCGCCGCCCGCATAGGTTGAGAGCCCCGACTGGATCTTGGTGACGGCGGCGGCCGAGACGGCGGCGGCGGTGATCCAATCGGTCGTGGCGGAGGGCAGGTTGGTGAGGGTCGTGACCGTGGTGATCGTGCCGGCCGTGATATTCGTGGTGCTGGCCACGGTGGTTGGGAACGTGGC